TTCACCGAAGGAACTCCTGCTGTTGCTTCTACTCCTGTTAAAGAAACATTTGCTTTACTAGAAACAGTTAAAGTACCTAAACTACCTGATGCTGATACACTGTCTATGTTAACATTTATTCCGAATGTTATTGTTGGTGATCCCACTGCGCCAGTAGCACTTTGACCAGCAATTGTAGTATTAGATTCAGCATCTGTACTTACACTTCCTACTGTGCTTGTGCTCGATAAACCTGTGAGAGTTGTATTTGATGCAGCTTTTGGAACTGGAGAACCGACTGCGCCAGTAGCACTTTGACCAGCAAGTGTTAAATTAGCTTTACCTATGAATGTGAAAGCACCTACAGCACTAGTAGCTGTGACTCCAGTCACAGAAACATTTGCTTCTCCGTCTACATCTACAGTGACAGAACCAACTGTTCCAACAGCACCTGTTATAACAGCTATAGCTTGTGCATTTACGCCTGCTGTTGGCGCACCTGCTGTGGCTGCAAGACCTGAAACAGCTATATTGTTATCGCATTTAAGAGTTACAGTACCTAATGCAGAGGTAGCTGCAAGACCTGAAAGGGTGACAGGATTGGGTTCACCCCAAGTATCCGAGCCCCATGTGCCTCGACCCCAACCCGTGATCGCTGCCATTTTTTAAACTACGCTATTCTTATAATCGCTGTACTTGCTGCTGCCGCAGGGAAGACTATTGTAAAGTCTCCTGCTGTAGAAGTTTTATCTCCACCGAAATCAATAGTTGCTACAGATACATCAGAATTTGTATCATTATAAATTAAGCATCCTCTGGCGGTAACAGTAGCTGTACCAAATGTTAAATCTGCAAAATCAGTGAAACCTGTTGTTCCACCGCTCGATGGGTTGATATTAGTCAGAGCTGCACCACCAGCTGTGTAATTAGTACCAGTAACTTGGTTAGTGGTAGTGTACGCAGTTGTTGCTGCACCCATTGTAGCAGAACTTGTGTATAGAGCTAGTTTAAAAGAGTTGCCTCCAGAAGCTAAAAAATTATGTTTTGCTTCTAGTAGTTCTTTTTTAAAACTCGTAGTTAATGTTGATGTTATAGCCATTTTATTTTAACTCCGTAAGTATTTTAGCTAAATTTTCGTGTCCTTGTTTTATTAAAACATTTTTCATAGTGCATCTTTCACTATTAATGCCCTGTTTAATATAATAAAGTATTGTGTTGTAAATAGCTACTCTAAATGCCTCAGCTTGTTGTTTAATGTGTGGTGCAGCATCTTCGGATATTCCACATATTCTTTCTGTTGCCCTCTGTGCCCAGTATTCAGGGGGATGTCCTCTATTTTGTTCAGTGTCTACTGTTATACTTCCTAAAGTACTTACTGTGTCTATTTCTATCATATCAATATCTTTTTGCCTCTGGTGGTGTGTTCAATACAGGAACAAGATCTCCATTTCGTAATTCTTTTTCTTTAGTCTCTATGTAGTTATTATAACTAACTTCATAGAACTCCTTAGTTTTTGGGTCAATCATCACTAATGGTGGGTTATCTAGTCTATGATATCCATATATTTTATCTTTTAACGGTACATCTGTATCTAGTAAACCAGAACGAGGTGCTACACTGACCACCATTCCTGCAGTTATACATTTAGATAACCAAAACTCTACGCAAGCTCTTCCTGCTTCTGCAAAGTGCAGATTACCTTTATAGGTAAAATCTACTCCAAACATATTTAACCTACCTACTTTATTATATAAAGCAAAAGCAATAGCAAAACAAACTGTGTTGTTTAAATAATTAGATCCTGTTTCTTTTACAACATCAAGTAAGGGAAACTCTACTAAATTATCACATCTTTTATCTAGTTCACAAGTGTATATTGGTCCAGGATGAGATTTTAAAACTTTACGCATTAGATGTGTTTGACTGCCTGAATCATCACTATCGAGGAATCTGCTTGCTGGATCTAACATAAATGTTCTATCAACTTGTCTAGCTATACCTGCCATAGCGTTTATCGCCCAGACTTCGTCGTATTCTTGTCCGTGTGAAACAGATAGGTGATAGTCTAACTGACTCTCGCCCATAGCGACGATGGCGACATTCGCCCCGTCCAATGTCTGTATTTTCATGCCTGTGGTGTTCTCCTTACTTGGTCATATCTATATTGATCTCGGGTAGATTTACCTTCCCCAAGATTTTTCATTAAGGCGAGTGCCTCTTGAAATCTGGTTTCATAGATCGGTGATGTCTCATAATTTTTTAAATACATCATGGCTTCTGCTAAACTACCATACAACATTGCATTAGGAGCATTGGTAGATAGCCAAGTTGTGCCAGAATCACCTGCCGAAGTAAGGGATGAGGGTCTATAAAAATAGTGTAACTCAAAAGTAAAATTAGTAGATGGTGTTGGTGCCAATATGAAAGTATCATCATCAAACTCTGCATAATACTTTGGTGTCCCTGTGGTAGCGGATGCAGGTGTAAAATCCCGAATAAAACTTGGATGTTTCAATTTTAAATAGTTGTAGTTAGAAGAACTGTCTATAACCGCTAAACTGAAAGAAGATAAAAAATCACTAGGTGCGCCTAAATAAGCAGAACTAGCAGTTGCTGTTCCTGTTACGTTCTTGATAAAATCATCTAACTGTACAGCTTTTAAAATTCGCTCTTCTGCTGTTTTAATAAAATCTGGTAAATGTGTAACAAAAGAAGATTCTGTAGACTCAGCATAATCTTGTATTGCTGTTTTTAGTGTAGCGTATGTCCAACTCATAATATTATCCTGTTGTAACTGTTACTTCTCCAACTTCTCCAACTAAACTATCTGTAAAAAGACTTGATCCTATCGTGTCGTTATGAGATACAAACATAGAAGGAGCAGTAACTCCTAAACTGTTTTTAGTGTTTTCTGTTTTTACTACCCCATAACCTGTTGTGGGAGCAGACTCAGTTCCTCTAGGTTGTATAAGAGCTTCTGGGTCTGTAGGTGTTATAATAGGTTCTAACTGTGGGTGTTTAGGTTCAAAACAAGTACTGCAAACTTTCAAACCATTCCACTCTTTTTTCAATTGTAGGTATTTGTATACGAAACCGCACCTATCGCACTGAGCTTGAGAATATTTACCAACTGCATACCCCATTATAAATAACTCCTACGGGGAACCAGATGTAGAGAAACTCTACTTCTATCCTCATCTGCTGCAAGTTTAAAATCTTGTTCATACTGTTGTTTCAGTAAAGGCACTCTTTCTGGGTTTCTTTTCATTGCTATATAATATGCTAAACCACTAGCCATGCAAGGCATAAACCTTGAAGGTACTTCTGGATCTTGAGCGGAAGCAGATACATCGTCTATGCGTTGTATAGTGTTTGCTACAAATGAGTATGTTGCTACAGAATCTGGTGTTGGGTATAGTTTCACTACTGGCGTGGTTTGCCTATCTAAAAAGTATTGAGTTGGTCTTCCAGTAGAATCCTTGTCGGGTATGTTTAAATATTCTGTTCTTCCTATACGTGTAATTTGCAGATCTGTTGTAGTGCTATTGTCTACTTGTCGTATGATAGCGGAAACTATGTCTATGTCGTATGCGTTTAAAGTATAACTATTAGTTCCTGACGTTAAACTTGTTGTAATTTGATCTATCGTCCAGAGGTTTACACCCCTGTTAGACCAATCGGCGAACATAATATTTAATGATCGCCGAGCAGTCTCTGCATCATAACCTGTTCTAAGTTCTAAACCAGCTAACTCGTATGCTTCCTCTATTGTGTCCGCAATCGTTAACTGAAAAGTTTTAGTACCCGAAGTCGCCATTAAAATTCTTTAATTACTGTTAAAACAATAACATAAGAATCTGCGCTCGCATGACCTGTGGTTGTTAGTTTGATGTCTCCTGTTTTTCCACTAGAAGCAGCAGTGTTCTGTAAACCACCCATATATGAAAAATCTACATCGTCACTATAATCAGAATTTAAATCCCAACAAATCGTGTTTGTATCAGCGTTCCACAAAAGTTTTACGCTCATACCGAATGTTGAGTAATTAATTTTTTCTACTTTACAACCTGTACATGCTGCACCATCTGTACTTCTTGCAGCTAAAGCACTTACGTCTATTTTAGTTACTGCTGCTTCGCCTGTTCCATCAGATGTGTTAGTTAACTGTATAACAGCTTTTCTATCATCATCTACGATAGTTGTTGAAGTTACTGCATCTGCCATATGTCACCTCCGATTAAGCGTCAGCGAATGGAGTTACTAGAGTTCCTGAACCAAGTATTAATCCTTCTACCGCATATTTAGCAGAAGCTATTGCAGTACATCTCACAATACTACCAGCTAGTCCACCTTTAGTTGATCCATTCATGGTGATAACATCGTTACTTGCACCAGAAATAAAAGTTTTACCTGTCGCATCAGTTACACCAGTGTAAGTACCACCAACAAATTTATCTGTGCCGTCGGTTAAAATATCCATGTCTGTTGCTGCAGTAACTACTACAAATGTAAAAACAGCACCTAAATTGTTAGTTTGACTCGGATCGTCATCACGTCCTGGAGCAGTAGCAACAATAGTAGGTAGGGTAAATTTACCGTCTGCGTCGTTAGTTAAAAGAACTTTACCTGCGTGTGCTGCAACAGTTAGAGTTGTATCAGCAGTAAGACTAACTACGTTAGCATTACCTGCTGCTATGAATCCAGCGAGTGACCTAACTGGACCTGAAAATGTTGATTTTGCCATTTTATTCCCTCCTATGAGAATAATAATTCACCGTCTTGGCTTGTCTGCTAGGTCAGTCGGTGAGTAAAAGTTATCCTAGTAATTTAATCATATATTATTAAACATAAAAAAGAAAGGGATCCGAAGACCCCTTTCAACATTCCAGATTGTTTTTAGCTTATGCGCCTGGAGATCCGTAGATTCCACGCCAATCACTAAACCCGAAGGAATATCTCTCACGAGCTTTGTAACGAACGTTACCTGTTTCAAAATCGCCTTCCATACCTGTAGTCATGGCTGCTCTTTCAAAATGTTTCAAGCCGTTAGGTGCATCTGTCTTAATGAAAAATGCATCAGTATCAGTTAAGTAGTGGTTTACTACATAACCTTCTGGCAACATCCCCATGTTTTTCATAGCGTTGATGTCGTTATCAGAAGTAGATACTCTTCCTGGAGAGTTTAAGATCCTATCTGCCACAAACTGTAGTTGTGGTGGTATGATCAGTTTTCTAGCTTGCACGTTAACTTTAATACCTCTTTCGTCTTTAAACGAAGAAATATCAATTAAAGCATTTTCTAACGAAGTTTCGTTAAGATCTGCTGCTGTGCTTGGCTCATTAGACTGGTCACCAGCTGTCAAAGTTGGGTGATCAGTTGTCATAAGAGGCTTACTATCTCCTCCTGGGAAGGAAGTAGAGAAGCCATTGTTAAGCACGTTTGCTGCTTTAACTTGTTTTGTGGTTGCCATCGATCTAGCCAAAGCTCTTGTGTATCTTGAAGAAAGTGTATCGTAGAGATTATCTTCGATTGCTTCTTCTGTCAACGCAAATGCGAGGGCTACTGTTTCGTGGGTGTAACGAGATGTGAAGGTTTCTTGCGCTGTATCATAAGTTACCATAGCACCTTCTCCTTTAACTGGAGCTTGTGCGAAACCTGATAACATCACTTCCTCTTCAAATGCTCTGTCTGAATTTTCAGTATCAAAAATTTCAGAGTGCTCATTCTCGTAACGGTTGTACTCGAGACCAAAAAGTGCATTTAGTCCTGGCTCGAGTTCTTTTACTAATTGCGCTCTATTAATCGCCATTTTAAATTACCTTTTAGTTATTGCCGAATACAGAAGCTGGGAATATTACATACATTCTAGCGTATTGACCGATTGAGTTGTCGGGTCTATCTACAAACCCCACTACTGTCGCGATCCCACTAGAAGTAGTAGCTGTCACTGCTTCTTTTGATCGACCTGTTGAAGAATCACCTGCTGTTGTTGTGATAGTGTTTGTAGTACCGATTGTTGCTTGTGTTGGAGTTGCAGATCCCTGCGCCTCGTACACAATATCAGGGTCGGCATAAACATACGCTTTCGCATCAGCAGATCCGAGAGTAGCTGTGTCGGCTGTCCACATTTTCGAAAAAACGATAGAACCGTCAGTAGCTGTATATTCTACACCTGCGAATACACCTAGAGGAGCACCAGTCGCTGTCCCTTGAATAACGTAACCACTAGATAGATTAACAACATCACCACTAAAGATAGATGCGTTAGTCGCACTTGCGATTGCGAATTCTGAAGGTCTTATAGTACCACCAGACATATGATAAGCAGGAGTAAAACCGTTGGGGCTATTTACATTCGCCATTGTATTTTACCTTTTATTGTCATATTAATAAATAATGATTCCTAAGAATCATTTCCTTTACCAAATGTGACTTGAGATCTTCTATTAGGGTCACTAATAGGCATTCTGCTGTCACTTTCTCGCATAAGATTGTTATCAACAGCCTGCATTTGGTCAGCAGCTTGTCGATCATAGTATTCTCGTCTTTGATCAACGAGTTCTTGAGGCATCTTTGCAAGTATCAATCCTCCTACTCCGATTACGCCAGCGTGTTTACCATCATCAACAGTTGGTGCTTCAAACTCAGGGTGGTCTTCTGCTCTCACAGGTTCCCAACCTTCACGAATACGTTTTGACATATTCGCTTTGTCGTCTACTCCGACCATTGCTTCTCGTAACCACCTGTAAACATATCCATCTGGAGGTGTTGGTGCGTCTAATAAAGACGGTGGTTGCCATGTCTTGGTACGAGACTTTTTCTCTCGACTGTCTGCAGATCGAGGAGATCGATCTGTTACGGTATTACTATTTTTATCTACCATTTTAACTCCTTCACGATTTAACGTGTTTTGCATATTCTTCAAGCGGAACATTTAGTCTTTTAGCTATTGCTACCTGACTAGGTGTCAACTTGACTGTGCGTCCTTTTCCTGTTTTCCCTCTCGCCCCTCGGCTTGAGTTCGCAACATTCTCTTGAACGTTTTTTGGTGTAGTTTTTCCCAATTTATGCGGAAAAGCATCTGCCATTCTATCATCGATCTGCTTATAATATTCATCAGAAGCAGGATCAAATCCTTCTTTCTCTACAAGTTCTTTATGAAAAGCAAAAGCACTTGTAGTCATAGCTAAATCAGAACCAAACCACTTATTCTTCTTAGCCCATTCCTGTGCTTGTGGGTCTGGGGTTGGAGGTTGTACAGGTGGAGCAGTTTCTGTTTGTGTTGCTTGCTCAACCTTTACTTCTTTCTTCTCCTCTGGTTTAACTCTTTTTAAACTTTCTAACTCTACTGCAAGTTTCGCAACTTCTTTTTGAGACTCAAGCATAGCATCTGTATCACCGATATCATGCGCTTTTTTATACGCTGATTCTGCTGAGCTCAACTGACTCTGGACTCTTGCACTATATTCATCATATAGGTTTTTATCTTTTTGTGAAAGGGTTGCTTGAGTATTATTTAATTTTTCCTGCACATTTTGTGCATACTCAATCGCTGCTTTCTCTCTTCTTTCGGCTTCTCGTATCTTATAAGTTAATTTATTGATTCTTTTCTTGACTGATTCACTGTAATCTGCTATTTCTTCTTCTGGTTTATCTTCTTTTTTATCACTGCTTTCTTTATCAACAACTTCTTCCTCAACAGACTCAACTTCTGGTTGTTCATTTTCTGCTGCCTCTGGTGCTTCTAGTTCTATCTCTACCTCTTCGTTTTCTTCTTGCATGGGTTCTGCCATGATACTATCCTCTTATTTGCGTGGTTACACGGGAGTTTTTACGTCTTCTGGGTTATCTATTACGGCTAATATTTCATCGTCGTTTAATAAACGTAAGTCGCCACCCTCTATTTTAATTCTTGCGCCTGCGTATCTGCCAAAAATAACCCAATCCTTTTCTTGACACCAAGCACCGTTCGGGAACTTATTTTTATCTTTATATGCATCTGGACCAACACTGACTACATAACCTACATTAGTCGACAATCTTTCTTTTTCAACATAGGATTCTGCTAAAGCTATACCGCCTTTAGTCATAGCTTTTTGACTAAACGGTAAAATTAATATTCTATAACCAGTTGGGGAAGGAAGTTGTTCTAGCAAACTTTCATCCTCTTCCACTGATTCAGGAGATATTATAGTTTCTTTCTTTTTAAACCGACTTGAATTATCTACGTGGTCTGGTATAGAACTACCTGCGGGATCGTTTCCCAAAACTTCCTTTACTGACATTATTTTCCTCATTACTTTTTTGCAGGTCTAATAATATTCTCTCGGCTGAGCTTAGACCTGTCAACTCACCGAGAACTTTTTGATATCCTTCCCAATCTTGAACACCTCCTGTTTTTAAGACTTCAGTTAAGTCTGCTTGTCTTAGACGGAGTTCTTTTAAAAATTTTTCCATTAGATATATAGGATCCATTAACAACCCCAATCTCTACGTGCCCAATAGTTAGCTTTAGTTCTATCGCTTCCCATTCCAGCACTACGTGCGCAATATGACTTTTTGCGTTTTTTGTCACCTTTGTGCATGCCTAAGTTAGCATCACCAAATGTAATTTTTTTAACTCTGCCTGTACTTGGGTCTTTTACAAAAACGACTTTACGTTTTTTACCGTGCCCAGTTTCTCCTTTACGGAGTGCTCTCGGTGTGTTTAATTTTACTGTTTTACCTTGATACTCAGCCATTTTGCCCCCATACTTTAGTTTTAGATCCACCCCAATACTCTACAGCGTGCCCTTCTTCTATTAATTTAGCGCAAATATCCTCACCGTCTTCTGTGTATGGAACTCCTAATATTCTGCCATACTTGCCTTTGCCTAACGATTTAACTTTGAAGGAACCAGTACAAAGTTCTTTTAACCTTTCTTTTGCTGCTTTGCCCATAACTTTTTCTTGAGCTCGTTCTGGGTATCTCTTTGTGTTGATTCTCGATTCGGGTGTATCAATTCCTGCTAAACGTACTCTTTGTTTATGTAATCTCACATCAAACCCTAAATCTATAACACAATCAAATGTGTCTCCATCAATAATTCTATCTAATGTAGCATTATAAACAAATGCTTCTGGAGCACTCACTATCTTTTACCGCTTGAGCTCGTATTGTATTTTAAACCTTTAGTTGCAGCACCGCCACCTTGCACCGTACTTTGACCTTTACCAAAAACATCTTTGTATAAAGCTGTCCCAGAAGTTACAGGTTTAGCAAGATTTATTCGATCTGGTCCTGGTACACTAACTGTTTTATATTTAGTTGTATCTTTCATAATCACCCCTATGAGTATTTAGTTCTTTTTCTTTTATTATCCATTACAGCACCGCATCCTCTATGCATACCAGAAGCTACAGCACCGCCCACATTGAAGGATTGCCCCTTCTTCATTGCTTTAAAATCCGCACCAGTTATACTGTCTCTAGGTTCTGCAACTGCTGCTAATTTTTTCTGTTTAGCTGAATATTTACTTTTAGGCATTTTTAGTTTTCCTTTTCTTAGTTCCTTTCTGTGCTGCTCTCATATTGGCAGCAGTTGGTGCGCCTTTGTCACCTTTATCCCGCATTCTTTCTCCACTACCTGCTTTTATTCTTGCACGTTTTGCGTGGATGTTTGCCCAAAGACCAGGACGACCGCCTTCTTTCATTCCTTCACGATATTCGCCACCGCCAGCCATTTTATACTCGCCACCGCCAGCCATATTCTTTTTCTTTTTCTTTTTTGTTGCTTCACCACCGTAATTCATAGTTTTGCGATACATGTTACTCCCCTTTAGTTTTCGTATCTGCCGATCTTACATCTTTCAATATTTGACCGTAGGTTTTATTCGCATCATTTTGCGCTCGCATCATTGCTTCTTCTCTATCTTGTGCAACTTTCATTTCAGCTATTGCTTCTTGTGATTCTATTCTAGCTAAATCTACCTCGCTTCGTAAAGCGTCTGATTGAGCTTTTTGTGCAATTTCTTCTTTCTTGACCTCTACCACTGGATCAACTTGTGCTTGTTGTATTGCTTGAGCCATAGCTTGCGCTTGACCAGTAACTTGTTGCGTAGCGGTTGCTGCTGCTAATGCTATCTCATTCATAACTTCTGGAGGCATTTGACCATCTTGCATCTCTGGTAGTTTCTGTCCCATTGCTTGTTCTATCTGAATCTTATAAAGCATAGCTTGATGTTCTTGTATGTTTGACTGTATCGCTGTTGCTGCTACTTGATTCTGTTGAGTCATTGGATTCTGTAAAAATGATGAGTGCGCAGCAATATATGCTTCATGGTTTTGAAACTCAAATGCTTTTATAGGTTGCCCCATCAATGCTGCTTGTTGCTCACTTATAGGGTCTCTTGGAGGCACTTCTTGCATTTCAGGTAATAATAGGTCTATATTTTTAATCTCTAGTGCTTCGTACATTCTTTTATACGCTTCACGTAGATTATGTATTTCTGGTGCTGATTGCGCCATTTGAAGTTCTTGTTGAGCAAGCATAACACGCTGTGCCATACTAAATATATTAGGGTCGCTCACAGGAATTACATCTACTCTGTTGTCAAAGTCTGTTTGTTTAATTGCTTGATCTGCGCCTTCTACAGCATATGGGTAAACTGGTGGTAATGACCTAGCAAATACTTTAGCTAATAATCTAAATTCTTTTTTCTGTGCATAGTGGCATCGTTTATGTATAGCCGACATAACTTTAGTGCCACGTTCTAACATAGCTACTGTAGTTCCTACTGGAAGTTGCTGACTGCCTATGTCACCTACTTGCATATCTGCGATACTAGCAAATCTTCTACCTGAATCTATAAGTAATCCAAGTAATTGACTTAATACTGCGCTTGGTTCTTTATAGGGCAGAGGCATCATCGCATCTCTGATAACTCCTCCTGGAACATCAACATCTCTAAATTCTCCAGGACGTAAAGGTTCGTCTTCGCCCTGTACTCTCATACCGCGTGCTTTAAACCCAGCTGGTAAGTTAGATAACGTACCTGCGTCAATAAGTTGTCTTAGTAATGAAGTCGCGGACTTAGTTAGCCCACCTATCATGTGAATTAACCCAAAACCGTAAAAACCGAGTCCTGGAAGGAATTTATAGTGTACAAAGTACTCTTTTTTGCTAAATAATTCGTCATTTACGTCCCAATTACGTCTTATAGCGAGTATTTCACCAGAATCCTCTAATATAGTAACTATGTAAGGTACAGCATAATCGTACTCATCTATGCCTTCTAATTCTAGATTTACGTGTACTTCTAGTAGTGTATACTCGTTATAATCACTTGTAGGCTTACTTAACCCTTGTAATTCGTCCATTTTCTCTTTTGCGTCATCATATTCTATTTCTCCAGGGCTTCCTATTGAAATATCACGATAAACACCGCTTAATTGCATTTTTCGGACGTCATTTCCTGTCATATTGAGGACATGAGTGATTCTAGGGCTAGTTTCTAGGTTTGTAGTGTCATAACTAACGACTAAATCCTCTGCTTTGACGAAACTGGCTGTAGCACGGTTTAAAAGTGAGTCGAAATACACTTTTTTGAACGCAGATCCTGCTAAAGGGAGGTAAAATAGTAAACTATCCATATCTGGGTCGTATTCTTGCATGATTTCCGTGATTTGGTAGTTCATAAACTCTTTTACGCGCTTACATTGGTCCATAGTTTCTTGATTTTCGGCTCCAACTACCCGAGTTTTGACTGGACCTCCTGGTGGAAGCAGTTCTTTGTACGCTTGTGCTTGAAATTGTGTTGCTGCTTCACTTAAAATAGGGTGAGTTACCCCACTGGCTCCAGGAAAAGGTGTGTCTCTTTCTTCTGCTTTGATTCCGAGTAAGTCTAAACCATCAGAAAATGTTTTTAGCCATTCTTCCCTAGAAGATTTATCTTCATCGTATGAAGATATGAGCTCAGAACTTATTCTAGATAATTCAGTTTCTTCTAAAACGTCTGCCAAATTTATATTATGCTCTGTTGCAACTATTTCTTCTGTCATCTGTACTGGTACAGCTTGTCCGTCTGGAGAAATATCAAACTCTGCTGCTGTTTCTCCCTGAATATTCATTTCTTCAGGAAGTTCTATTGTCAGTGCCTCTGGTGGTTGCTCTTCTAGAGGATCTACACCTTTGTTTGGATATCTTTGTACTTCAATCGCCATAATAGAAACCTTTATTTATTGATCAATAGTAACTCATTTTCTTGCGATATAAAACCTCTTCCTCGTAATCACTCGGCAATTTAACAAAACCACCTTGTCTAAAACGTAGTAGAGCCTGTGTTGTTGAATCGACTAAATCGTCGTGATCCCCTGCTGGAAAGGCAGCACACTCCTCTATCACATCATGTGCCCAGTTTGTATCAGGATACCATACCATGCCAGACTCAAATAACGGTGCTGACGCATTTACCCTTGCGACTTTGTCATTTCCTCGAGATGGCGTAAAATTTTGTACAGGAATACCTATGTTCCGTAGTTCTTGTGTGAGTGGTACTCCTGATGCTTTGCCTTCTATTATCACTACGTCAGGGCTCCATTCTTCGTATTGTTTTAATGCGACACCTTTTAATTCAGGGAAGTTGTACCTACCTTTTAGCACATCTAATAAAATAATGTGTGGTGCTGTGCCGTCATATATCTCATCCCCAAATCTACCTTCTGGGTAAAATACTCCCCAAGTTGTGATAGCTGAATAGTCAGCCATTTGACTTTTTAAAAATGCTGTATCATAACTCTGTATGAGATAATCGCACGGTGGTGGTTTATCTCTTGTCCATTCTTGCCACCATTCTCGTTTAATAAGTGCGCCCTCTTCAGAGGTCGGATTCTGCATATATTGCGCGTGCCATTTTGGTCCACCGCGCAAGGATGCTTTGACACTTTCGAGTTCTTCTATTCGCCAGTACTCTGGCCAGAGTGGCTTACCACTCGGCATTATAGCTGGCAGTTCTATAACTTCCCACTGATCTGCTTTAGGGTCTCGTGCCGCATCTTTGAGTAATCTACCTGTAAGATCATTGACGTTCCACCTTGTCATCACGATTACGATCGCGCCTCCAGGTTGTAGTCGTTGACGTGGTCCAGAAGTGTACCACTCGTAAGTATCGTCCATGGACTTGGGGTTCATGGCGTCTTGCTCTGAGTGTGGGTCGTCAATAATAAATAGATCCGCACCACGACCAGCTAGTGCACCACCCACACCAGCAGCATAGTACTCACCCCTAAGTTTTGTATTGCGTTTATCTTGCGTTTCCCATTTACCTGCTGCTTTTGAGTCTGGGTTTATAAGCACATTGTCAAACACAGCTTGAAAATCTTCTGTTAACATTAAGTCACGAATCTTACGACCAAACTTTACCGCAAGGTCGGCAGTGTGTGTGGCTTGTAGTATTTTGAGAGAAGGGTTACGACCTACAAGATACGCAGGAAACATGTGGCTCGCAAACTCACTCTTCGTGTGTCGTGGTGGCATGTTTATAATTAATCTTTTTATCTTACCGTCTGCGATACGATCAAAAGCATCTGCCATGGTTTTATGGTGCTGACCTTGTATAAACGATGGCCATTGACTTTTGACGAAAGGAAGAAACCCTGTCTGAGCTTTCTCTACGTCTTTGAGTTGTTTTAACCGCTCAGTAAGTTCTAAGTGTTCTTTTAAAACGTCGAGAGGAATCTCTTCTGCGTTTTCTATAAAATCATCTGTCATACTTTAAATTCATAAGTGGTTGTCTTACGAGACCGCCTCGTGAGAGTAGTAGAGTTTGAAATGCTTCTTTAATTTCTGGAGTAATTTCTATTTCTATAAACTCTTGATCAAACCTGTCTTTTACTGTTTTACGGTTAAGGTTAATTCCGTACTCTTGTTCAATAGTGTTGAGTGCTTGTTTGTTGAATTTTTTGTGTTTTTTACCTAATTCTACTGCTGAATCTTTTGTAAAAATTGTATCATTTCTAAGTTGCATAGGTCGGTCAAAATTTCTCATTTGAGGCGGTAGAACACCTGCCCCCATCATTTGTTCGGTTAAAGCTCTATCGTTTATAGGGAATTTGATTCTGTCTGCGCCTTCTGCTATAGCATTTTGAATATGAGATTTTGTTGATATGTGATACCAATCATCTATCATAGGTACAGGTGCTTCCGCTATTTTCAGTTTACTCATCAATGGTTTTAAAGATTCAAAAGACCGCTCTAAAAAGCCTGTTAAGCCAGCTTCATCAAAGTTTAATTCTGCGGGATCTATTCCGTCTGAATAGTACTGATCTCTCCAATCATCTACAATATCTAGCCAGTCTTCTTGAATAGATTCTTGTACTTTATTTACTTCGCTCCATTCTTCAAACGGTACATGTTCTCCCACAATATCGTCAAAGTATTCTTGTATCACATTCTGCATTGGGTGTTCATATCCGTGCTCTACTAGGCTACCGTCCATTGAAAAAGTGTTTCTAAACCCTTTCGCTCTCGCGCCGAAAAATCCGTCTTCATAAGGATGACCGTCTACACCGCCTTTATAATCTACACGGGTGCCTCGTATATACATACTGTCTAGGTCTGGTAACCATTCTTCTTCAAGTCTTTTAGGGTTTAATGGATGCTGTGACATAGGAATTTCTTCTTTTGTCATTGTATTTGTATATGTTAGATCTGTAAATCCTTCGTCCAGTAATTGTTGTTGAACAGAACCCTTACCTCCTCTTGATCTATACATGTCGCTTTTTGTGGTTAACTGATATGGATCTGATTGACTTTCTACAGCGACATAGTCTACTTTTCCGTCTGGCATATCATACACTGCGAAACGATTATGAAATAATCTATTTCTGCTGTTGAACTTAACCTCGATGTCCTCACCAGGAATAACTCTAGGATTATATCCACCGAAACTTTCATGAGCACTTGTGAAAAGTTTTTGATCCCCATACTTACCACCGTGTATAGAAAAACTTGTTGTGCCATAAGATTTAGGTTGTATTTGTGCGTAGACGTCGCTAACAGTTGTGTATTCGTCAAGTTCGGCAGGTACTATAGGTGTGGCTGGTGCTTGACTTGAGAATTGATACGCAAGTGGTTTTTCTGGGTCGGGTTTAAGATCTTGTATGTTTACGTGTTCTTTTACTGTCGGTTTGTTTCTAGCTAACTCTTGCATTATTTCATCGATGGTTCGCGGTGGTCCATTGACAAACTCGTCAGGTAAATATTCGTCGAACTGTCTTTGTAGGTGGTTTCTTTGACCACTATTATTTTTAGGTATTCTATCGAGTGATCGATTCACTACATCTAACACATCATATTTTTGGGTAGGGTCGTCGTATTTTATGCCTTTCTTTTTAAGGTAGTCTTGATCATTTAAAAGAGAGATAACTCCTCGTTCCGAAACTGTTTCTATGTTTCTATTGTTAGTTCGACTTGATGCAGTTGCTGCATCTTCTTCTTCTACAATGTTTTTCGTTTTTCTATCGCCTGTGAATACCAACGTGTTATCTACTTTTGGCATATTGGCAGTTGCTTTTAGCATCTGTCCCGCTGTGCCGAGTCCTTTCATTCCTCTTCCTAGTCCATACGGGAGAACGGAGAATGGTCCAAAGATCGGTGCGGCATAACTTATTGCATCTCCTGCGCCACCGATTGCTTGCATTGTGGCGTCGAAGTAATTACCTTGTTCTATGTTTTCTGCGTAACTGGGCATTGGTTCGCCAGACATGAACTCTGATGCTGGTTGGTCATAGGACGGTGGTCCAGGCATTCTGCCTGCTAAGTCTGGTGCCGATGAACCAGGAACCATTTGAGTACCGAACCATGCCACTTGTCCAGGGGACACGACTGGTTCTGCTTTTACTTCATAGTCTTCGGGAAGATAACCATAGTTCAGTAATGATAATGGCATTCTCTTTGAAGTTTTCATTTCTGCCATGGCTCAGGTAGTGACCTCATATGTTAAAAAATTTTTGCAAAATATTTTTTGTACCACTGTCTCTCCCCATAGTGTAGTTCACTATTGTCGAAAAGTAAAACTATACTGGAATGTATCTTTAAAACCGACACTAAAGCCTTTCGGCTTTAGCGGTGTCCGTAAGGGGGGTACGGGGGTTAAAAAACCCTTTAAATAATAGGGTTATTTTTTAGTTTTTACTTTACTTTTATATACGTTTAGGGTTAAAATACTAGGTATATTAAATAAGTTAAACGGTACTAATTTAATATTACTAACTAACTAAACCGTAATTAAATAAAGGGGTATTATTATTAATACTAAAACTAAAAAAGTAAAAACTAACGCGCCTAAGGTTAACCTAGGCGGTTTAAACGGTAACGCTATTTATACCGCTACGGGTAAGCTAGCTAGGGCGCCCCATAACGCTGAGCGCCATAAGTTATATAGCGGTAAAACGGTAAGTTATATTTTAGGTATTAAGCCTACGGTATTAACCCCCGCCGATATAAAGTATGACCTAAAAACGGGGTTTATTACGCTTGAAGTAAAATAGCGTAATACTAGGGCTACCGTAAAGGTAGCCCTTTTTTTATTTTTAAAAACCTCAGAACTCTGAATACCCTTAGGGTCGGAGGTCAGAGTTCAGATCAGAAATAATATTCCGAAAATAGTTTACAGAGAACTATACTTAGACTTTGACTGTGACTATAGATCATGGTCGGTAATAAAATCCCATTAATAGTTTACAGAGGATCAGAGTTTACAGTTCAGATGCGATTAGTAAAGGTAAAAAGATGGGGGACCGTAGTCCCCCTAACTATTTATTCAATAGTTATAAAGCCCGTTTTTAGATCGTACTTAATATCTGCGACGGTCATCCTAGTAGGTTTAATACTTAGGATTTCTTTAATAGTTTTGCCATTAAACTCTTCATGGCGTTCCGCGTTGTGAGGCGCGCGGGCTATTTTCCCAGTAGCGGTATATATACCAGCGGGATCGAACGGTCCCGTAGCTACGGGTTTAGTTTTTTGATCAGTAGCTTTTTTAGCCATCTTAATCACCTATATAAAGGGTTAGTTAGTTAGTTGAAGTTATAGTACCCTTATAACTATAACCTACCCTTATATAGTAAAGTAAAGTATATAAGAAGTAAAGCAAGATCATTAATTAATTTATGAATAAACAGTTCAGATCACAGTGCGATCACAGTGTGATCTATCGCATGCGAGCACATGGACCATGGACCGTGGCATCTTCAGATCCGATCTGATCATTATTTACCCAATTAGTTTACAGAGGACATTCAGATCTGATCATAACCTATTACCCTATTGGCTAAAAGTCCATGTTTCGTGGTCCATGGTACATTTCTGTAGGATTTCTGTCCGTAGATCAGTGTCCGTTCGATCCTAGTTTCTATATATAATCTCCCACAGTCCACAAACCACTGTCTAAAGATCTTTCACATGCTTTATCACACCTATGCCATTCTTACCATCAAGTTACCATGGACCATGGACAATGGTCGTATTACCTGTTCCAAGCCAATAGGTCGCCAATACGATAGCCAATAGCCCTTAAAAAAGGACAAGCTGCGATGGATACAGAGAGAAGGCTATTGGCTTATTGGCTAAACGCAAAGATTTGTGTAAAATTATTAAGTAGAATTCGTGAGAGGTAATATAGAAAGGGGTGCTTCTTCGTCGGGCAAGTGCACCAAACTTGTTTAAAAAGGGAATGTGGAGGATCCCTACCGACTAACTAACTAATTATTTTTTCGCCAATATCCATCTGGTCCAGACTCCCACACATAGTCAGGGTAGTCACTCATTCTAACGGAAACTGCCACAGGTGTATATACTTCAAGAGTATATATAGGTATATAATTTAGTTCACTCACCTCGGGTAAGTAAAAGTTTTCGTCCTCGGCTAATATACCGTCCTCATCATTTTTCCACTCTTCATGTTGAGTCTCTATATCACGCACTACCTTAACAGCTTCGTTGAGAGTTTTGTTAAACGCTACGATGTAATGGTCTTTTAGTTTAAAGTCAGCCTTCTTCATAAGGTCACGACGTCGGTCGCTTCTAAATTGAGCTGGTACTAACTGTAAACCTATCATGTATGTTGTCATACGTATTCCCCTTTATTTAATTAACTTACTTTATAACTATAGTAAAGAAGGGGGTGATCACCTAGCATAATGCTAAATGAAGCCCCCACCACTAACTAAACTATTCTAGATGGTTGTAATTTCCACTCAAGATCGGTTCGTGCCTCATCAATGTTCAGGTAGTTAATACCTAGACGATTAGACAGGAAATCTAGAGCATGTTCAACAGTATCACTACTGATGTAACTATAATCATCGGCAGGTTCAAAACCAGCACAGGTTGAATAGTACTGGTGATCCATAAGCACATATACAGTTTCATCAGCAGACTTCTCCCAGTCCTCACCTACTTGACTAGCTTCACGATGATACTCACCCGACAGCACCTTAGTAACTTCTGGACTGAGTAACTTACGATTCTCTGGTGATAATTCTAACACCATACTAGCACCAGTCTCTTCACCCCACTGAGCATAGACCATAGGCATATTACCACTAAAGTGTTCAGGCAGACCTGTATCTTGAGTCATGAATTCTACTAAGCAGTCTTCAGTAAACAAATCTTCAGGACTAAGGTTATAATACCAAAGAGTATAAAACTCATTGTGGTGTTTATTAATAGTCTTGACTACTGGCTGAACATGGTCCACATATATTTGTAGATTGTTCACTACATTCTCCTTTATTATTTAACTTACTTTATAATTATATAAACGAAAACCCCGATCACCTAGCATAGTGCTAAATGAAAGGGGCATCATTACTAACTAACTAACTAGTTTTTGGCATTGTTTGTTTAGTATAGCCATCGAACCACTTTCCTTGCTCGCGACTCTTTGGGTCGTTGCAATGTTTTTGTGCTTCAAATAAGGTCAGGTTTCTTTTAATAACTCTGTTCTTAGCTTTTTGAGATGCTTTAAACCGTATTATCTTATATAACTGCTTCACTTTTATTCCCCTTTATTTAATTAACGTAAATAAATAATAACTAATGAATACTAGATCACCTAGCACAAATCACTAATCACATATCCATTTCTTCTGCCTCTATATCTGCTTGGTCCTCTAAAAAGTTCCACTTTTGTTCTTCAAGATATCCTTTCTCTTCAGCTTCTTCCCAGTCTGTAGCCATCACGAAACAGTCTTCTACTGTGTGAGTTGTTCTGGTTAATTTATATTCTTTAAGTTTAGGTTTACTCATGTATCTTTCTCCCATTTATATGGGTAAGTGAAGTAATACTTTTCGAGACTAGGCGCGTCACATTCAAAGTCATTGGTGATGTGTTGTTTCCAGTACTCACCGAATGGACCACCTGTAGCGTACAGGTCAGCACCTTCCCACAGCCATATAGGTGTAGGATCTGCAGGTATACGGAGTTTAAACATTTGCTTCATATTTTGCTCTAGCGACATCGAGGGAGGAGAACCAGCTATCTCCTGACCGTCACACCACGCAACGAACTGCTTCTCCATATCTTTTATTATAGCTATGCCATCATTCAAAGTGCCTGCTCCTATACGATAAAAGCGAGGCGACTTTGGATCATAACCGCTAGGATGTAGCGTAAACTCATATATTTTACTCATGGAGTCACCCTAAATATTTTTCTACGGTCACTAAATTCAAAGCGGTAATAAAGCATCCCGATATCTCCTACTTTTTCTACGTACTCATCCCGTATACCTTCATATACCGCTTTAGCTTCTTCAGTATATTCTAGCCATAACTCATCAACGGGCGGTAAGTATTTCTTAAACTCACTTTTCGCTGCTGACTTAGTTAGTTTTTTCCAAGACATACGTGGCAACGAAGTACCGTTATATACATGAATATCACCGCCTTCACCGATTAAATATTCATAGTCTTTCATAGTATATTTTACTGCCATAAGTTATTCCTCCTGTTAGTTAATTAACTTATAAATATATAATAACTAAGAACTTATTCCCTAACTAGGACGATCACTAATCACATATACCCTTATATATAGGCGGTTTTACTAGGGTTGACCGCGGTGGATCGGCTTTTATTTACGCTCCAGTAATTCATCTTTATAGGGTAATACTAGGGTTAGGGGTAGTAAAAACACGCTCGACTAGGTTGACTTACCTGCCGATGTCTTTTATATTATTGATACCAATGAGTTGGTACGCTCCCTTATTATAAGCAGGTGCCACGGTGAATACACGTTTAGCACTACCGCAAGAGAGGCAGGTGGTATAGCCTAAAGCAGCACGTTTTTCCTGCACGAGCCTATGACAGCTCGTGCAGGTTACGTTACTCTTCACTTACCTAAATACGCATCATTGAGTTTAGCACGACCGTTAGGAGTAGCTAACCTCACATACTCGGTAAGAGCGGAGGCAAAACTACTACCATGCAACGAAATACTATAGTAAACATAATCCTTAGTTGAGGCAGTTTCTATAATATTATATTCACCAGAGTCGTAATAGTGATGCACAGGTGAGTAGTATACAGTTGACCACTGAGTAGGTATATCTTCTGGACGTTTATGCTCATGAATCTCACTGAAAAAGTACCCGTACTCTTCAGCCTTATTAGTGATGAATAGTTTAAGCATATCGAGAAGGATATCTTGTTCTAGTTTAGCCTGACCTTCGTTGTACATCCAGTTTTCCTGCATGAAAAGACCTGACTGCGTTTCTGTTGTAGGGAGTATTTCCCAACCGTTTTTTATGATTGCTTTTTTGATGACAGTTCTCCTTAATAGTTAGTTATTTAAAAAGCGTATAAATAATAATATAGAGTATAGTCATCACTAAGCATGATCGCTAATGACCGTAGGCACATGCCACTGAGTCTGCGAGGTAAGTACACTATACTCACCGTTCGCGCTCATAGGTACATTTTCTTTACTGTCTTCGACCCAGTTCTTCGGTAATCGCCAGCTGTCATACCAGTCAGGCAGTTCAATATTCTTCAGCGCATGACCTAGAGGTTTAAAACAGGTATGAAAGAAAGCCTCCTCATCACCAAACCTAAAGAAGCCATTATTCTGCTGGTCACTACGAGCCACGAACCAACCTTTAGCGTCGATCTGCGGTTTATCAATAAACAAGTAAACATACTCGATGTGCAGAGGGCTGAGAGCCTTCATAAAACTGTTCAAATCCTCGTATTTCTCTGGTTCTTGTTGTTTAGTGTTTGACTCTGCTGTGGTGAGTTCTAAACTAGAGATGTACCCCGTACCTACGAGTCTTCTAACTTTTATTATGTCAGAATAAAAACCATACAACATAAGACCATTGTATTGTAAGTAGCCATCATAATGACAATAAGATGCGGTAATACCGTCCTCGTCCCACGAGCTGTACCCTATATAACTACGAGTGCCCATTTATCATCTCCTCGCCTATGTAGTCTTCTAGTTGAGACAATACATTTTGCTTATTGCCTTTTAAACCTAGTTCTTGTTTAATTAATGAATACATAGACTGACCTCTACTTCTAGTTAGCCCTATGATTTCCATCTTCAATGCTGCTTTCATAGCCAGTAATCTAGCTAAAGGTACTTGCTTACCTGTTAATATTATTGCTTCGTCCATTTATGTTTTCCTCTTTTTATTTAAAATTATTTTTCATACCTCATAATTGAGTTCCAACTAACCCAGTGACCATCACCATTTTGGTTAAAGCTAGTGATTGTGTAGTAGTGATAATCGCTCTCCCTCTGCCATACTTTGACATCGAAACCTTCTTCATGACTCATAAGTTCTACAATCGCGTGATCGATTCCACCAGCTACATTTTCTACGGTGTATTGGTCTTCATTCAAAAATACTTTTTCTAACTCTGGTACTGTAAACACTGTTATTTCCCCTTTTTAGTTAAGTGACTATGTACTAGATATCGTAATACATTCGCGGTGGACATTTTCAGTCCTGTTTCTGCTTCAAGATCTAATCTTACTTTATTAAAATTGGCAATTAGTTTAGCATCGTGAGAGCAGTTAATCAATAATTGTTTTTTCTTAACAACCATGTTTTTTCTCCTGTTAGTTAGTTTATATTACCTATATATAATAAAATACATTAATTTCATTACCTAGCATATTGTTAAATCTCGTAATATTCTGCTGCTTGTTTTAAATGTTTTAAAGGAATAAGGCTCAATGCTTCATGAGGGTATGTTCTAATCCAGTAATAACCGAACTCTGGGATGTCGCTTATGCTTTTAAAATACCCATTGTTTTTAGATTTTTCGTGCTCTTTAAAAACAAAATAACCTAAATCACGCACATAGATGACTTTGGTTTTACCTGCTTCAAATACTTCACCCTCGTCTAAATCGGTCAAGTGTTGTTCTAATTTATCACGCAGTAGTTTATGCTCTTCTTTTCGTGAATGTAATGGGTGACGGTATATACCTGTCATGATTGATTCTCCTGTCTGTTAGTTAGTAAATGATCGAACTCACGACCAGCCATATCCTCGACCCATATTTCAAAGTCTTCTAGTTTTTTCTTGTCTGCGTCGTACATATCTGTTCCGTAACCGTGCGCCATAATTCTATAAAACCCGATATCTTTGACAGAACGCACCCACCTATCTGTAAACTCTTTACGAGTAACCTGTACTTCATCACTGAAAAACGTGCTGACCGTTATTGTTGCTTCGTTTGACTCTGCCATGATTCCCCCTTCGTTTGAATAGTTGGCAACCTCGACTTTTGGCAGCACAGTAATGGCTGTACTCACCACCGTGCCTGCCGCAAGGTATTTTAAAATATTTATAGAATAGTGATTTCTTCACTACACCACCTTGACGATTATATCGTCTTGCATAGTAACTTTGGCAAACCACTCGCGACCACCCTGTAAGTGTGGACGATGGGCACCGATAAAACTACCTGTAGATTTGTACTCATCACCAAAGAAAGATGTCTCTGTGTAACTGAGTCGTTGACCGACTGCTTCTTTGAGCTGTTTCTTACTTGTATAGTTTAGTAACATCATACGCTGGTTCTCCTTATATTTATTTAGCGTATATTAATAATACTAGTGATTACTACATCACCTAGCATGATGCGTAATCAACTAATCGTCTTTTGTTCCGTAAAAGTATATACCTAATAGAATAGAGACTACGAAGGCTAGAGTAATAGAATCGTTTAAAGTTGCTAGAGTGGCTAGCTCTAACAGATATGCTTCTTCTTCGTGCATTTATCCTCTCTCCAAAAAATCTTCCTATTAGATAATCGTTTTGAGTCATACTTTATGTCGTCTGGTATCTGTTCAATTATCTCGTATAGTTTGTTCATCTGTTTAGTTGCTTCCTGATGCTTATTGGCTGCTCTATAAACAAAAACTACATCAAACTTACTTTTAATTACGTCTTTGAGTTTACCAGTGAGACGGTCATCCTGTTTCTTCATCACTCAACCTCTGCGACATATCGTTATATTGATTTTGTAATTCTTGATTTTGTAAATACTCTTTGTTTAACTGTTTATGTTCAGCTTTGAGGTCATCAAGTGCTTTGTGTGCTGTAGCTACGTTTTCAATAGCTCTATATAGTTCTAGTGTTTGCTCTTTGGTAAGTGACATACTGTTCCCCTAAAGTTAATATTTATACTTAATATAAGTATATAAGCAGGTATATGATTAACTAGCATAATGCTAAATAAAAAAAGGCGAGAGAGGCTTGGAGTCTGGCTACACTTTGGAATTTACTTTAACTCTCAACTTAGCACGATTCAGGGCAACTTTTTCGAATCCCTGAACTTTGTCCTTTCAAATACCTCAGTATGTACCTCTCTCTAATTGGAAGAAACTAAACAGGAGAATCGAAAATGCTCCTTCCAATATACTAACTACTTGTACTGCATGAAACCTTTTTCAAGGTCGTATCGTAAATCCTTACCCTCTACTCTACGAGTGGCGAGAGCTTCCTTTACTGTCATACCACTTAACTCCTCGTGGCGTTCGCGATTCTCCTTAGACCTAGCTTGTTTAGCAGTCTTGATAATTATTGAATCTAAATCAAGACCTTTCACAGCCACCTTATCTTTAGATTTGTCTACTGCTTTTTTAAGGTTAGTCTTCGATACTTTCAACTTAGTTGGTTTACTTGTAGCTTTTAGTGCTGCTTGTTTCATTGCACCCATGTTTATCTCCTCTGGATCTCTCCAAGTTATGTTGTAGTCTCTGTAAAAGAAAAATCTTATACCGACCACATCGTTAGTTAAAGAGGCAGTAAACTGTACGCTCAACAGACTATTTACTTCTGCTTCGTACCAGTCAGAGTCATCATATTTTGTAACTAATACTGTGTCTGTAACTGGTTTTTTCATATAAATTTACCGCCTATTTATAATATACTTAAACATAAACTAGAAGTATATACATATTCCTAAATCAATATACCTAATTACTGATCAAGCTGTAAACTCATATACCCCTTATAGTCTTGTACACTGTCGTCAAAGTACCACTGAAACTCAATATTATCATTAGAATCATGATTAGATACATACTCACACAAAGCATTATAGATAGGTTGAGGCTCAGACCACACAGTATCGAACGTGTAGGTTAACTCAGTGCGTGTAGTGGGCTCGACGACTGCCTCATTATAGGTATAAGAAGCATTAGCTGAGTTATCTACTATGCCCCAGTTTTTAACGCACCAGTCGTTACGCGATAAAAAGCCATGCGTAGTTTTTAGACGACGTAGTGTAAAAGGGTCTAAACAGTTATCCTCAAGCCACTCTACAGTTGGTGGTCCTAGGAGTGTTGTACCCATATACTTTTTACTAGAGTAGTAATAATCTTTATCACCTATAGCGAATAGTTTGATATCTAGAAGTTCAGTTGGTATAGGTATAAGTTTATTGAAATCGAAAACACCCTGCTCACCCGTCAAATGTGTCATGATATTTCCAAGGGTTTTAGGGGTCGATCGAAAAGTGACTGTATTAGCACAGTCGTATTTATCAGACATTATAATTCCTTTTATTTTATAAGTAGGTATATAATAACCTACATTAAAATTAGAATTAGGTATCTTCCGTAATGAGTACGTCTTCTAAACGACCAGATTTACCCACCTTATAGGAATGAACAACTCTCTTGACACCTAATTTATTTGATTTTTTGGTTGGTTTCTGGTTCTTAGTTTTAGTTTTCTTAGTCATTTATATTCTCTTAGTTAAAAATGGCTTGTCATCTTCGATCTTTGTTTAATGACTAACTTAGCTTACCCTCATACGAATGATCAGTTCAACGATTCTGTAAGTACCATTATTTTATGGGACTGCGTTAACCCCGTATGCCCCAAAGCGGAGAAAGGAGCTCTGTAAACTGGCTGCTGGGTTCTGTTTACCTTCGAGATCTCTAGCCACCGAGCACTCCTCAATCCTAGGTTATTACTAACCTTAACTATATTAAAACTTATAACTATATGAAAATAAAGGACTATGCTTAATCAGTTTTTTCTTCATAGTCGCCCTCTATAAGTGTTCCTGTAGGTAATATACCGCCTGTTTCATGGTATATTTCTTTCATTCTTGCAAGTATTTGATCTTTGTTCATAGTCTCTACTTTGTTTACGACTATCTCACTACGATTCACATACAATCCTGCTGCTTTACCTCTATTGACCTCGGCTGTTACGGCAGCAGACCACGCTCCATTACGCATAGCACCGTCACGAATATCTTTGAGATCAGTTAAATGGGTAGTCAAATCTACCACCGCTTTATCTGCTGCTTTGGTCTGTAACTCTTGTATGCGTTTCTTGACTACAGGATTTTTGTTGCTTGCCAATACAGTTCCTGCTCTACTTGCATTCTTATCACTATACCCTGCTTTTTTCGCAGCGTCTTTTTTCTTCATACCTTTCGCTACGTTCTGAGCAAACTTTTCTTGTTTAGGTGTGAGTTTTTTATCATTCACGCTACTCTCCAAACCCTAAACACAGGTTCACCGCTATCTTCTACAAGTTTACGAGTGGTGAATTTTTTATCGTTCCTAGTACCGTAGTTAGAAACTGCAACTCTCACCCTCTGCACCGCTTCTCCGTCATAGGGCAATGAAAAGCTGTCGCCTATTCCCATTTTATGTAGATCGTACTTATTATTTCTAGGTGTAGTACGGTCTGGTATAGGTACTTCATCTGTTATTTCATACATTTTCTATATCCTCTAAGTCAAATTTAGTAAAAGATTCCCACAAATCCATGTCACAGTCTAACATAACTCTTGCTTCACCCATGTTTATAGATATCCTCATGTGTGGCATGCATTCTTCACCGTTTTTATGGCTATGTACCATAAGAGCAGTTGCGGGAAATCGCATAGTATCTAGTTGTACTTTGTAGCCAGATTTCGCTATCATATCTTCTACTAGAGTTTTTATTGCTTCTGTATCTAGTTGCCTGTTATAATCACGTTTCTTTGCTAACAAATTAGCCATCTCTATATCTCCCCAATACATCAATTTATTAGGATCTTTCATTTTAAGGGAGATGTAATCACTTCGTCTTGTTCCTGGTAAATATTCATCTAATTCATCTAATTCATCCATTTTAATACCTCTTTAGTCTTTTGTTAAATTCTCTTTCTTTTTTGTTTTGTTGGGTAATATAGTGTACCTGACAAGTTTTGTCACAATATTTCTTGCTTCGACCTTTCCAACTGTTGGTTAGTGTTGTATTACACCACACACATTTTGTATTTAGTCTTGGTTTTTTCTTCGGCATAGTCGCTCTATGTAAAATCATCATAGCTTTATTTATATCTTCTGGGTCTTCTACTACTACATGACCCATTGGGTTGGTACAATCATCGTAAAATTTTGCCTGCTCTAATATATGGTGAGGTATAGAAACTGACTCTATACCAGCTTCGTGTACTGAGCCAGCTTCGCTATGACATGTACCCGTATAACCGAAGCCCACTCTATTTATTTCATGCATAGTATCTTGCCTACATTTAGGTGTGCAATACTTTCTTTTACGACCCTCCATGATGACTCCACAACCTTCACAAAACGGCTTATTTATTTTATTTGGCTTATATTGCATTTGTTTTATTTTACCCTTATTAATAGTTAACTTAAAGTATATAAGTAGAGTAAATGATGTAAAAGCATAATGCTAAAAAATAACCCAGCCTGCGCTTTTTAATCCGTTCTATCCCGACTGGGCAAAAGATAGGTATGGATGCGGTACTATGCTGCCTCAGCGTATTCTATGGCTTTATTCATAGCTTTCTGCTTAAGAGAAGCACGGTTCCCGAACCATGCGTTATGTAACGACGCATCTCTGTCATGTCCCCACTTATGGTCAACTACGAAAGTAACAGCATTCATAGCTCCCCACCAAGTACCTTTAGACGACTTGAGTTTAGCTCCTGGCTGTTCATCAATAGCTTGATGGACTAGCGAGGGGATACGTTTAAAGTCATCAACCATTGACTGACGAGTAGCTATCGCTCTTACCTCAGTCATATTTTCTATCTCTTCCTGCGCTTTTAATAACTCAGGTTGAAATACGTCGGCGATGTAAGTAACAACCGTATCTTTGTTAAACTTCTTACGACTAAGAAACTCTGCACTCTCCTGAAAGTCTTTCATACGATCGCCAGCCAATCCTAAGGCTTCTTCGGCAGCGACGAAAAGTTCAGTGTCTAGAGCCTTAACGTGAGGTACTCTAAACGAGTTCTGCCTATCACCAGACAAAGCCATGGTTAGAGTGTTGTTGCAAACTACACGAATCGGTGTAAACTTAATCTCATTAGACTTACCCCATTTATGAGATACGCTTACTAATAAATAACCTAGTACACGGTCATCTCCTGGTAGTGTAAAGTCTTTACTGACATTAGCTAAACCCCAAACCTGTTCCCCACCTTTTAATGAACCTGCAGTTTCCATCTTCATATGTCCAGCATCTGTAAACTTTTTGAAAAACTCAAAAGCCTCAGCGTTCTGGGTAGGTATGAATCGTTTACCACATGGTCCAAAGGTTTTATTATCGCTATCACGAGTAATAACGTAATAATTGGGGACAGCGATTACGTCACTAGACGAATCTAAATCAGGCTGTTCGTGCGTAAATAGATGGCGTTTACTAACTGTCCAATCAAGTTCAGCAGCAACTAGCATCTCTTGCGGTGATAGGTTAGGATCAACCTGCACACCTAGACCGTGCCAAGGAACTTCCCCAGCGTAAGCCATTGTTTCTACTGCATGAGCCATATCGCTCTCCTTTAGTTACTGTTTGGCTTAATTACCAAACTTACATATATAATATATATACGCTAACTATGATAAAAGCATGTTCTTAAAGATTATAAACAAGAGTCCACAACCATGTATCAAACTCTACTACAGCAGTCCTGTCTGTGTTTTCTCTGTACTGCCACTGTTTACTCAGTACATTCAAAGGTAGGCAAACTCGTATAGGTTGTCGATTATATTTCCATATCAGAACAGGTATGTTGCCTGCTCGTGATGTTACTGTCTGTTCCCACCAGTCTTGTTTGTACCAGTTACCAGAGGCATATCGTTTACATTCAATAATGTGGTTTGGTAGCTCTAAATCACCTAAACCTTTTTCTTGGTATTGGTCTAGATTTCTTTTGACTTTGGGTACGTCTTTAAATTTAGGAAAGTTATTACTGTTTTCTTCTAAAAACTCATTGATTTTACTGGCTATTTCTCTCTCAAATGATGCGCCTTTATTCCTTGAATTTATTTTACCCATTTTTAATTAACCTTATATTATTTATTCTTAACCACTGTCTCATTAATTGATTTATTTCTTTTGCGGAAGCTGAAGGATAGTAATGTTTTATCTTTTTGATTCTTTCATTATAGTCTTTCAGCCCTGTGTAATAATCACCATTACCAAGTTTACAGAACCTGATTATTTGCCATACTCTCTGTTTTGAAATGTTGTAATTTAAACCTATGTCTTCTAAACTAGTGTCGTTGTTTGTATATTTCATGTATATGTCGAAATACATTTTACGCAACTTAGCTTTTTTCATCATTGAAATATTTCCTGTAGTCTGTTACATCTGCCCAGTTTTTACCTATCTCTCCATCAACTTTGTTTGGTACTTTTAACTTAACACAGTCTCGCATTATTTCCATTACTTTTTCACACTCAGGTTTATCTTTCACAGATATATTTAACTCATCATGTACTTGTGTATGCGCTAAAATACCTTCGTTGTGTAGATCCAGCATTGCTTGTTTTGTCATATCTGCTGCTGAACCTTGTATAAGACGATTCATAGCTTTATATGTGTACGCACGTCTTAACTGAGTTCCGTACTCCTCAACTGCCTTTTCATAAGGTTGTGGTAGAGCTCTTCTGTCTACTGGTTCATAAAGGTTAAATCGACACTTACGACCAAGTATAGTGTTGACATACCCCCTATTTGACCCCTGACGAGCTGCAGAGTCCCGTAATCCACGGACAAAAGGCACTCGCTTATGATACTGGTCAAATAATACTTCTGCTTCTTCTGGGCTTATACCTAGCTGATGGGTTAGCTTTTCTTTACCCATACCATAACTTAATCCTAAGTTAATAATCTTAGCCTCTTTACGAGTTATATTAGCCATATCAGCTACTATCTGATGAAAGTCAGCATCACCCGAGTAATCTGCTGCTGCCTCCTCTGCTCCTTCTTGATGCGTTAATACTGAGTAATGCACCGTTAGTCTAGGTTCTTGTTGAGAGTAATCAAAACACCCCCAGTGACAATCCTCTTCTGGTATAAATAAACCTCGTATAAGTGGACCAATCTCAGGATCTCTAGCAGGCACTTGTTGAAGGTTAGGTTTAGAGCAACTAAATCTACCAGTAACAGTACCGCCATCATCAGACCTGAGAGGGTGAAGTTCTCCGTGTATCCTACCGTCTACTAAATGTTCTAGTATCATCTTGTCTATAAATGTGGTACGTGCTTTGTTTAATTTTCTTGCTTTAGCTATCGCTAGTGGTAGTTTGTGTGTATGTTCTTCAAGCCACTTAGCTTGAAAACTAGGTGCATTGGTCTTAGGTGTTTTAGGATACTCAAGACCTGCCCTATCGAACACTTGTGATAGTGATTGTGCTGCCCATAAATCTGGTTTTAGTCCATACCACCTTTTTATTTCAGAGACTATTTTATTTTCTGCTTGTCTTAATTTTTTCTTGACCTGTTGAGATTTATCTACATCTATCCTGACTCCCCTCATACGCATATCTACCAACACAGGTAATAAAGAACTCTCTAGTTCGTATATAGGTTGAATATTTTCTCCAGCCATACTTACCTTTAGCTTATTCCATAGCCTGTAGGTTAAATCTGCGTCCTGCTCAGCGTAGTTTCCTACATACTCTGGCGGTAGCCTATACATTTCTGCTTTCGGGTTTATACCGTACACCTGTGCAGCCTCTATCAACATGGACTCATCTTTTTCTTCACCTAAATATTCTTTACCTACCTTGTTTAAAGAATACCCATACTGATTCTCATTGAGCAATGGAGCTGCCATCATAGTATCGTGTATTTTACCATTGATAGTAAATCCTTCTCTCATTAACCAACCTACGTCGTACTGAGCGTTATGAAATACTTTTTCATTAGGTGCTTCTAGTTGTTTTTTCAACCATCTATAAACCACTGTTTTATCTAAATTACCACCTACTTCATGAGCCACAGGAAAGTATGCTTTATATCCCTCGGTAGCTATCGCAATACCTATAATAAAACCTCTATCCTTAAATGCCCAACCTGGACCATGGGACATGAGCCATGGATCTTTAGTTTCTAAATCAATCGCTATGGTCTTTTGCCCTCTTAAATCAGGGAACGAGGTAGGCGGTGACCAGTCTACGTCAGGTGGAAACAGTGGATTCTGCATTAACTAATTGCCTCTCTACACATGTTTTGTTGTCCGAAATAACACCATTTACAACCAAATTTAGAAGGTTTAGCAGGGAACTCTGTTGCAGTAGTCATAGCCATAGCTCGGTTATGTATCCTTTCTTGCTTAAATTTTATACTCGCAGGTGTGTAAACATATCTATCTATCTTACCATGATCTAAATACCACATCTCTGTGATTATACTTTCTAGCTCGGGGTATCTGTTCAAAGCCACAGATCCATAAAATTCACACTGTTCTCTATGTGCTTCTTGATTACCCTGATACCTACCAGTTTTAAAATCTATCACTCTTGCCTCTTTACTTAAACCTTCTTCATATACAAACGCATCTACTTTAGCTCTACCCCAAGTGTCTTCAGCAAACCACCCTGTTTTTGACCACTCAGTAGTTATTGCCCAGTCACTTTCACATATAACATGACCGTGTAGATATAAATCTTTAAGCATATCAAATGCGTCTTCAAACTCTGATAACTCTTTAGGTATTTCTTCTATATTTCCTCTTATGTAATCTTCACATAATTGATGTATATTTTTACCTCTTTCCATTGCAGGATGTTGAGGTTCTTTTATCTTCTTTATAAACTTAAATTCTGCTTGCTTAGGGCATCTTTCATAACAGCCTAACCTACTATACGACCATTGTGGTATCATACTTTCCTCTCTAGCCACTCCACGCATGCTTTTTTCCAGTCAGTAGCTTTACAATCCTCTAGTTTATCTATGGCAGAACTTATGTTACCTTCCTTCCAGTATTCCCAAGAGTCTTGTATAGGTATGGCTACTTCTGCCCAGAAAGGATCTGCTTTTCTAAACTTATCTTTATGTTTAAGACTTGACTTTTCTAGTGGCTTTCTGCGGAAAAATAACCCTAACTCATAATCCCATGTTTCTGTACAGTACTGAGATATCATGGGGTAAGGTTCTACCTGCCCAGTTCTGTAGGGATTCATGCTTGATACGCTTTGCGGTAATGATTGAACATAGTAGTCTAGTATATCATCTTCAGCAAACTTCTGTAAAAGATCATCGAAAATATCTTTATATGCGTGATAGCTGTCGCTCACTTGATTATACACACCTATCCCTACACCAATCCTACGTGCCATATATTCTTGAAGCATGGACATGTGTACTGCGTTAGCACCATACGCACCCCATATTACATCATTAGACCTGTTAGATACAGTCATGTTTAGTAAACCATCTCGTATCTTAAAATATATACAAGTATTACAAGGCACATCTTTACCTTGACGAGCTAAATCTTTTATACTCCACATTTGTAAGACCGCTCTCCTATCGTCTGGGTTTTTCCTAAGCATCCCAATAATTACTTTTAACTGGTCTTGCTGGAAAAAACTACGCCACCTCCAACCATAGGCTCCCCACAAAATATTACCATCGTCACTGTAGTTTCTCATGCTTTTAGCATACCACTCTACAGTTTCTAAATCTTTACCGCCTTTCAACATCCATAACCCTTCTATAAAATGAAAATAAGGGTTAGCGTTACGATGCGCCCAGAAAACTACTCGTTCATCAGGTTTTTTATAAACAGTGGTGACGGGACACGGTGCTTCATACATCATACCGTTCCTACTGTCTAATAATACTCCGCTTTGATCTAGATAATCTAGACCTCTGGGCAGTGCTTCATGTACATTTCTAACTGTTATTGTTTGCATATTCTACACCTTCCTTGTATGCTTTTTTCCATCCTACTATTACATCCCTACGAGGTAAACCATTCCACGCAGTTTTAGTTTGTTTTTCTACCACCCTAACACAATTAGGGTGGAGTTCATGTAGCCTATCAGCACCTGCGTTATGTACGTCGATAGTTCTCCACTCACTACAGCCACCGTCAGCATTAGAAGACTTTTGACCCTGAGCATAGAAATAACTTACCTTACAGGATTTACCTCTCCTAAGCAGTTGTAAAGATATATCAAAATCTTCCATCACCCGAGTTCTACCCCACTCAATATCTTTAGGGAAAGCTTCTAGATTATACCCCAATACTCTCATATATCTAGTATTCTCTACGGCTAACTCTTCTACTCGATTATTACCTTCTCTAGCACTTATCCCTACATGAGCGTAACCTTTATCCATCCATTCATCAAGTAACCCAAATAAAGCAGGATATTCTTCTGGCTCTGCATATCTTAAATGCCAATCGTCCGCGCTCTTACGGACATAAAACCGTAAATCATCGTCTAGCATAACTACACGTGGATCGTAACTTTGTTCTATTATGTATTTTCTTTTATAACTAATACCTTTAATGAATGAAGGGACTATCAACTTTTCTACATCTGGGTATTTAGTGTATTTATCCTGCTCGTCTTCATCTATGGCTAACACTACTGTTCCATCTTTAATCATGCTTTCTGGAAACCACTTGAGTGTTTCTTGGTTATCGGGTCTACCCCTCGTCGGTATGTATATCTTCATCATCGCTCCTAGTTGCGTACTGCTCTACTAATATTAAATATCTTCTTAAATCGTGTATGTCGTCCATGATACCTTCTGGTCTTGTATCATTTCTTATCGCAGAGAATATATCAAAGTTATGGCATCTAACTTGATTCTCTATCCTATCCCATTTACGAGCCAGCATCATAAACGCACCGATACCGCCACGCTTACGCCAACTATTGCCATAACTTTTCTCTGCTTCTACAAGCTCGTCTACATCTTGTTCAACTATGTCTAGCATTTCTTGAAATTTTTTCTGCTTTTTCATATGCCTCCATACTCCTCTATAAGTTTACCGAGTAGATTTGAACCGCGTTTATTTAACTTTTGATTTGCTAAGTATTCAACACCGTTGCTAAATACCATGTTCATATTAGTGTTACCCATTTTTCTTTGACGCATACAGAAAAATAACAGTTCAAACATGTCGGCTTGTTTAAATAAAAGTGCTTCCTTTTTTCCTAAAACAGTGCTGTAATCTATGTCTAGTTTCTTCTCGTAAGCAAGCTCTATTGATTTTAATGATTTGATTAAATCAGGGTTATCCCATTTAACAGGTGCGGGAATATCTCCTGTATATAGTTCAGCTACATCATGGGTAAGTGCCTTTAATATAGCTATCTTACTTATATTAGGTTCTAGATACTGTAGTATTATAGCCACACCCCAAGAGTGAGCACCTACGGACTGTTCACCAATGGTTTCTAGCGTGTGATACCTTTTTATTGTACCGCCACGCACTACCTCAAATAAATTATCTAAATTATCCATACTTATATTTTGACCTCGGTCTGCCTTCACCTAAACGTACTCTCTCATACTTATCAAACTCACACAAGCAATGCTCTATTTCTCTCATTTCTAAACGCGGTAACGCTAAGTCTAGGTAATCATCAGAGACATCTAACAGTTCTTTCATCTCTGCGGTCAACTGGTCTTTCTTTATAGTTTGCTCTAATTTTCTATTATGTATTCTATTGAGTCCACGTTTCGCTCCTGGACCAGCATTAGCCCATGTCATGATATCTTTAGCATTTTCTAAATGCTTTGTAAATCTCAAATCAGTTACAACCTCATAAGCCATAAAACCACTGAATCCAGCATACGGTAGATATTCTTTCCAAGTTTTTTCTAAACTGTCTTCGTAAAGTTTCGGTGGGTTATTGAATAAAGGTGTGAGTATTTTATCTATAGTTTGTTCTACCTTAGTTCCTCCTAAAGTGCCAGTTAACATATACGCACCAGTGTACACTTTCTTTTTATTATCCATTCTATCCTGCATTATAGCTTTTACACGTGTAGGATCCCATGACTCAGGAAAACCTATCGCTTTTAAAGTTGGTGGGTGGTTTATCTGACGTGCCACAGACATAGCGAAAGGTATATGGGGGTGGTCTTTATATGGTTCTTTCCAGTTCTCCCTTATCCATATAGTAACCTTATCTAATTCCCTATAAACATTACAGAAACTATAGGTCTGTATTATCTTGTCCTCAGTCCAAGGCGGTTTTTCATTGTCCTGTCGTTTTAAATATATAAAATGTCTTTCGTTTATATAACCGAAAAAATTTTCTACGTTATCCCACTTTGTATTTACATATACCATTCTGGTACTCCTCGTTTAGTCCACTTAGCGAAATGCTTTTCTCCTATATAATAATTACGATACGCTTTTATTGCGTCATTTTCAACTTTGTACTCATCAGGCATACACTGAGGGTGCTGTTGTAATCCTTTACTTTTTATATTCGGGTTAGGTAAAGAAAGTACAACGTCTGCTGATTTATGATTGACAGTTCTATCGTATCGCCAGCAAAACTCCTCGTTTAAGTATATAGTTAAGTCTTTTAACCACAGCCAGTTATCAAGACTAGCTCCAGCCCATAAGGTACAAGGGTGTTTAGCATGTACAGGTTTGTAAGGTGCTTCTTCATCATTAGACCACATAGCTGTACATAACATTTGAGCAGACTCAAGTATCATTTTAGATACGTGTTTATCGCAGTGCATTTGAGCACAGCCTTGTATAGTATTGTCTAGTTTAAATATATTCATGTTTATATTTTACTTTACTAGTAAAGGGAAAGTATAGCATCCTCGTAATAATTTTAAACGAAAAGAAACTCTTTTCTTGTTTTTCCTCGTATGATGTGTAAGTTATTTTTAGTGCGAGTAACTCCAACATAAAATGCTCGGCACTCATTATCTGGGTTAGTGTACAGTTCTTCCCATGTCCGCGTAGCTAAGTCCGTGAGAAGCACTACGTTCTCACATTCACCGCCTTTAGCAGCATGTATCGTGTTCAGTTTGATTTTAGAAGATACAAGATTTTCTCCTTGACGTAAACAGGATATTAGATATTCTCTTTGCGTATTACCTATGAGATCAAAGGTTTCATGCCATATATTGTCTACTAGTAAACCGTAGTCGGCTTTTAAGTTATCCATACTTAGTAGAGCGTTAGCATTTACCGTTTTAAGCGTCTTAAAACCTTTTTTAATACCCTTACCAGACTTTATATATTTAAAAACCTTACGTATCCTTTCCGCGCTGATCTTATTACCCTTCCTTAATTGTTCCCAGTCTTTTATTGCATTCACTAGAGTCTCTGAAACAGAGGGTTTATTATTTTTCTGAAAAACTTTACCGTTCAATTTGAGATAGTTTTCTACATTGTTTAATAGGTAGTTATTTCTCGCTAAGAATAACCACTCACCCTTAGATAAATCAACATGCTCAAAACTGTTGTGGTGATAAACATTACCCTCCTCTACTTTAGGTTCCCAAACTTTTTCTTTTCTACTACCTATCCTACTGACAACTTTTAATGCCACATCGTGTATCTTTCTAGGTACTCTGTAGGACTGTTTAAGATATGTATGATTACCTTGTAAATTTATGAAATATTCTACATCAGCACCTGCCCATTTATATATAGCTTGGTCGTCATCTCCTGCTATAAATACGTGTTCCACACCTTTAGCTAGTTTCTCTACACATCGCCACTGTAGTGTAGATAAATCCTGTGCTTCATCTATTATCAATACGTCTAGTTCTGGCTTACCTTTTGAAGATACAAACATTTCTAACATATCTGTGTAGTCTATTAAAAAATATGACTCTTTATATTTAGAATAGTTTTTAATAAACCACTCAAAATGCATCCAAGATATATTAGAGCCAGAGTTGTTCCATATTTCTTTGTGCCCCATACATTGATTACGTGCCATGTTTTCTAAGAAAAGCATTCTATCACCCTTGCTGTTAAGAGACATGATATTTTCTCCGTCCCAAGCAGAGTTAATTCTTTCTCCGATGCTTCTACTAAAATCTCTTAAATTATTTCTAGCCATTACATCAGTTCTAGTCATACCTAACCAACCATAACAAAGTGAGTGTAGTGTTCTAAAATATGTTAACTCTTCAGGGTCATAACCAAACCTACCTACTGCTCTCACTAATGCTTCATTTGCTGCTTTCTTAGTAAACGCTATATAACCTAGCTTATCTGGTCTCACACCAGAGTCTAGATACTCTTCTACTTTATTTAATAGGTATGTGGTTTTACCAGTTCCAGGTGGACCAAGGACAATGTTCCACATTATAAACCGCCTTCTGTAAAGTTCTTAGTTTCTAAAGAAGTATCCTCAGTCCTATACTCAAACTCATTAATATACCAGACATTAGTTCCTCTACCTTTTATATTCCAAAACTTATGTTCTGCTTTTAAATCCCTTAACTTAGAGGCGATGCGGTTAGTTTCCATATCTGTAAACCTGTGCTTCACTAAATACTCTTTTAAGTCTTTGATTCTAAAGTAGGTTTTACCCTCTTCTGTGTACGGTTTACCCAATAGTATCTCGTCTCGAGTATTAGCTTGAGCCATATCTGTGCAGAAAGATTCAAGTAATTCCATAAACTGACCTTCAATGGTGACGTCATCACTGACCTCTATAATTTCCATACCACCGTCCATTAAAGTTTGTATCAAAGTTTGCCATGCTCTTTCTTGCATTTTAGGAGGCATCATATTAAGTATTTCCATACACGCTCTCTGAAACTTAATTTGATTCTGTAATTGTTCTGTAGTAAGTTCTAATCTTTTATCATCTATAGATAAAAACCATAACGGTGGTTTAGTGTCTAATTTAGATAGACTAGAAAAGGTAGGTGTAGCATTACTACCACCTATACCGAACTTACACCCACGACATTTAGCCACGTTACAGTAAGATCTAATAGGTTCATCACTACACTTATAATTGTATTCTTTTTTCTTGAGCGTACCTATCAAAGTCATAACTTCTTGGGCAGGTAATGGTGGTTGGACATACTTACGGTTGTATTCTTCTATGTCTGTTTGCCATGTTTCAGGTGTAGACTTTTTAAGATATACCCCGACATTAAATAAACCATTATTTCTAGTGCCTTGTGGAAACCCTTGTTTAAGTAATACTTGTAGACAAGGTGGACCATCTTTTATATCGTCGAGAGTAGGAACCTCTAGACCTGTTAGTTCTTCATAAGTAAGTGATCTTTCTTCTACAAATTTTATAAAATCAACCACTGTCAAAGCTTCGCCCTTAGTATCGTAACCATACCTTAATGATTCATCGCCTTCAAAATATGGCATATTTAACCAAGAGCCTATATCCCCTCTATCCACTAATACTTCTCGTTGTTTAGGAAATATCTCGACACCACCGTAACCTAAACCAGCAGAAATTTCTCTAAGTTTATCCTGCATGTCTCCAGCAGGTGCTTTATCTTTTAGGAAACAATATACATGAGCACCACCGCTTTTGCTTCTACAGACAACTAGCGGTAGTTTAAATTCTTCTATTTTTAATACTAACTTTTTGATATCTAAGGAGTATGTATCTATATCGACAGCTCCCCACCTAACATAATTCTCCTCATCTATGGGTACTACGCCTAGTCCACGAACACCTTTTAAATGATCCTGCCAGTGCTTGACACTAGACCCCATAGTCTTTATAGTTTTAGCAGTACCTTGTGTTTTCTGACCAAAGGAACTAGTACCTACAATAAAACTACCATGCGCCCTAGCAGAGCCGTAAAATATTTCGTGTAGTTTTTCTGCAGTATCCAACAAAATCTCCTTTGTTTTTTGGATTAAAACCGAGCCCTCTACTTTCCTTTACCTAAAAAGGAAAGTAAAGGAGCATCGATAATTAAGTTAAAACGGTACGTCTTCGCTTGCTGTTGCAGGGGCATCTGCAGTTACTGTATTAGCAAAATACTTAGCAGATTCATAGAGATGCATCTCTGTTTCTGTCAACGCGCCTATCAACTCAATATTCCAACCAAACCAATTACCACGGTCATTAGACTCTTGGACTGTAGAAAGTTTGTATTTCTGGCTGTAGGAAGGGGGAGTAAAAACATTACCTTTACTAGATTTAGTTTTGATACTAGACATAACAGAGTTCCACGTACGTGATTTCTTTAACTGTGTTCCTGCCATAGGAATCATCACTTGCTGAAAGGAATCACCCGCACCTACTACTAAGCAGTAGTGAGTAGCAGAAGTCTGTATGTAGTTACCATTAGGCAATACGTCTGCGTAATTAGCATCTTTCTTAGTTTCAGCTAAGATACTTGCATCTGTGTGTTGGTTAACTAAACCACCACCGCTCTCACGAGGTTGCCACTCCAGATACATACGTTTATACGCTACAGGTATTACTGTACATACACTGTCCTCTGTGTATAACTCTTTAGTCACAGTGTTGGTGATATCACCTGCTGCTGCACCATCTAGGTATTTACCATCTCGTTTGTTAACCTCAGGACTCAATGCTTGTAGAATTTTTAAACGAGGGATAGTAAAATCATCCGCTGTCATATTTTCTAAACCACCGCCTGCATCCTCTTCGAATGCAGAAGAGATAGCTACGTCTGTTGAAGTTTTCTTAGTTACTTCTTTCTTGTCATTTTCTTCTTTGTTATCAGTCATTATTTCTTTACCTTGATTTTTTGACCTATATAAACATTAAAGGTTTCCAAGGGTAGGTCGTTCCCTTGTTCCACCTGCTCACGGACAAGTGCTTTTAGAGTCATAGGTTCCACCCACTTTCTTTGAGTAAGTGAATGTCCTTCTTTCTCTAGCGTTGCCATAAGTTCTTGTGCCACTTCGTCTTCACCTCTACCGAAGTTAGCTGAAACTGTATTCTTAATAACGTCACCGAGTCCATTATGTTCTAACCAGTTAAAACATATTTCACGATTCTCGGGAGTTATTTTAGCGGAGTAATATTGCTGTATAGACATTTGTGTACCGTCTTCTAATTTAAACTCGCTTATGCCTATCTCTCTGAGTTTATTAGGTAGTGTATCTTCACTTAATTTACGATACTCTTCTTTTAATTCTTTAAGTCTTTTTTCTTCTGCTTCTATAATAGTTTGCATAGCTTCTAGTTCTCTACCTAGTTCGCTTATGTTACTTAAATCTTTTTCTTTGATATCTGTTTGCTGTTTAGTATCTTCTTCGAATTTATCGGCAATGTTTTCTTTAGGTCTCATAGTTAATTTACCTTATTTAATAGTTAATAATATTGACGATGTGTCCGCAAGCTATTAAGGGTATGTTTTTATGCTGCTCGCTTGAGTAACACGGACTTTAGGTAGCACCGTCAACCACCTTTACTACTAACTAACGCTATTAGTATTATATAGAAATAAAAATTTATAAAGCACTTATGCTAAAATAATTAAAATAAACTAATATGCCAATAACCAACTTTTCGTATCGCTCTCTGTGTAAGGTCTAAGATAGGTTATTGGAACAACTATTACCTACCTATTACCTATTAATAAGTAATACTAAAACATGATGCTAGTTAATGGTTTATTTAATATATATGCTATAACCCTATATATAAAGGACTACTCTTGAATCAATTTTATTTCAAAACTAAACCTTATGACCATCAATTAGATGCTTTAAACATATCTTACGACAAAGAAAACTTTGCATTGTTTATGGAGATGGGTTGTGGTAAATCTAAAGTAGTCATAGATAATTTTGTCTATCTGTATAAACAAAATTTAATAAACGGTGTTTTAATCATAGCCTCTAAAGGTGTTTACGACACATGGTACAGTAAAGAAATACCAGCACACCTACCAGAAGATGAAGTAGAAACTGTTTTAGTTAAATGGTCAAACTCAGGTTCTAAGAAAAACAAAGAATTATTAAATTCTCTGTATGAAGATCCTAATAAACTGAGTATATTAGTTATGAACACTGAGGCATTGAGCACGAAGAAAGGTACTCAGTTCGCTACTAATTTTTTATTTAAACGTAAGACTATGTTTGTTATAGACGAAAGTACAACGATTAAAAATCATAAAGCTAAGAGGACTGTGAACGCTGTACGCATAGGTAAATACGCACATTATAAAAGAATATTAACAGGCAGTCCTGTAACTAAAAGCCCATTAGATTTATATAGTCAATGCTACTTTCTAGACCCAGCATTACTAGGGTTCAATAGTTATTACGCATTTAGAACTAGATACGCTAACCTAGTCGACAGTTCCGCAGGCGGTAGGTCATTTAAACTAGTCACAGGGTATAAAAACTTAAATGAATTGAATGAGTTACTGAACGCATTTAGTTACAGGGTACTCAAAAAAGATTGTTTAGATCTACCAGATAAAGTTTATTTGAAACGTGTCATACAAATGACAGATGAGCAAAAAAGAATATATAAAGATCTACAAAAGAAAGCCCAATCTTTACTAGCAGGTAGTAAGGTTACTATAACACATTTGATTACTCAGGTTATACGACTGCATCAAATATCCTGTGGTTTTATAAAACTAGATAACGGTGCTCTCACAGAACTACCATCATATAGGATGCCTGAGTTATTAAGCGTGATAGAAGAAACAGACGGCAAAGTAATTATCTGGGCAAACTACAGACACGACATACAAAAGATAGAGAAAGAACTTACAAAACTCTACGGTGCAGAGTCCGTGGGCACTTATTACGGTGACGTCAGTCAAGAAGATAGAGAAGATGTTATTAATAATTTTCAAGATAAAGAACATCCTCTTAGGTTTTTTGTAGGTAATACACAAACAGGTGGCTACGGCATCACACTGACTGCTGCAAGTACAGTAGTGTATTACTCTAATAACTACGACCTAGAAAAAAGGTTACAGTCAGAGGACAGAGCGCACCGTATAGGTCAAACGAATAAAGTTACTTATATAGATATAGTCTGTGAACGTACAGTAGACGAGAAGATAGTGAAAGCACTACGTCAAAAACAGAATATAGCACAGACAGTACTGGGCGAAGAACAATGGAAAGATTGGTTATTATAGACCGAAAGTAGCTATACCGCCATAGTTCATCATCATACGACCACGACCTAACCTAGCTCTACGATTTCTTTCTACGGGGGACATTGTTGTTTCGTTCACTGTTGACAGTGATGGGATACCTTGGATTGGAGCTGGCACATTATACCCAGACACTAACTCAAAATTAGTAGGCACTGGGTTTGGCTCAACTCTTGTACTCATTGGATCATTAGCAGGTGCCATAGCTCCACCGAAACCTATTGAAGCCTGTAGTTCTGCTAATCTTCTAGCAGTTTCTTCACGAGTAGGAGGTGCATTACCTGCACGCATCGCATCAAACTCAGCATCTCTGATTGCTTTGTCTCTAGCGTAATCACCAGACTCAGTGTACTCGTTACGACCAGACTCGAAACTAGAACCAGCAGCACCATACAAAGTTTGCATAGCACTTGCTAAATCGTTTCTTCTGCTCGCTTCCATCTGTGCCTTCAATGCAGCGTGAGACTCACCTAATGCTTTTAAATAATTTCGACCACCTTTTGGACCTTTTGAAGAAGCATACTTACCAGAGGTCACATTTGGACCTTGTTGTATCATCTCACCTTTGTTAGAAAACTGTGTTCCTGGACCAACATCGCTGAATTTTGTAGGCATAGGTGCTAGAGATGTTCCTGACGGTACTTGATCTTGTTCAGGATCTATCTCAAAACTTTTTTCATACGATTGAGCTTGGTCAGTTACAAACATATCACGAGCACTCACAGGTGCAACGAAACCACCTAACCCACCGCCACTAAGACTACCGCCCATGTTGACTGCTGCACTTGCTGCTCCAGGGACACCGTACATTGTTTCTTTACCTGTTATAGATTCTGTAAGTGGATCTGTAGTAGGGTCAACAGGCTCTGGTTCAGGGACTCTGTTTGCTAGAAAATTACCATATGTGTTTCTCTGCATAGCATTCAAACCAAGTTGATCTGGTATAGGCATTAGATTATTTTGACTTGAATTGACTAAATCTTCTGTGGTAAAGCGACTAGTGTTTTTAAAATTATCCATGATACCGCCACCGACAGATGGCATATCTCTTCTAGTTTCTATATTTGATTTTATGTCTGCTAGTATTCCCATATTACTTACTAAATCCATATTTTAGAGGAACGGTTAAAGTTTTTATTACGTGCCCACCACGATTATATAAAGCCTCGACTGTTTCTTCGTCTTGTTGAGCACCTGGACCAAGCATCATAAGCCCTTCTGTTGTGACTGGTGCCCGTGGTGTTTCGTCAGAATAAACAGTGTCGCCTTCAAAAATATTTTCTTGACCTTCTCTACCTAAAGTTCGTACTAAAAGATTTGTTGCTGGATGATCAAATGTTTTAGCTCTCGAGATAGCTTCTGCTAATTTATCTGGATTTACTAATAGATTCATATATCTTGCTCGCTCTATACTAGCTTTAGCAAGTTTCACAGATGTTAATAATCGACCTGCAGTAGTGAATAAACCTACATAAGTACGAGCACCTTGGTTTAGTATTTTAAATAAACTACCTTCATCTACACCTAACTCAGCTATATTAGCGTCGTCAAATACTCTTAATCTGTTACCGATTTTTAATAACCCATTCACAAATGGTCGACCATACCACTCAGTTAACTGATCGCTATAATCATTCGCATATTTTATAAGCGAATTACCGTTGATTGCTTTATCACCTAAAATAAACTTTGAAGGTTTTTGAACATTGTTTAAAAGGTCTCTAGCGATATAACTTTTGTAAGTGTCGATAAGTTCATTAGCACCTTGTCGGTCAAGAACTTCTTTAAGTTCCATAGTCGGTGTAGCATTGGTTCTGTTCCATGTGCTATCAAATATTGTTTCTGGAGTATCTGATTTTACGATCGATTTTAAAGTGTTATTATTTCCGACAGCATCTATTAAATCTTGTTGTTCTTTTATTCTGTTATTGAAATTATTTATAAAATCTCCTGGACTTGTAAACTCAGATAACTCATCTTCGTTAAAAAACCTTTTGAGTAAAGTCTCATTCTCTCCCATCCATTTGTTATATTGATTACCGCCTTTCGGTCTTAATAAACCATCTGGATTAGTATCATCCACTATTTTAGAATAAAAATCACCACGAAGACCGTCTCGTATACCGTAAAAAGCACCTGTATTTTCAGGATCGTCTATAAGTTTACTTAAATAACTTGTGTCTACATTATTACGCAGAACTGTTACTAAATTATTGTAGGCTTCTTTATCCCCCATTTTAAACAAATCTTTACTGGCTTCTTGCGTATTAGTTATTCGTTTGATAATATCATTATCAAACTCTGCTCTATTCCGTTTAAAAAGTTCTTCACCTTCTTGATATCTTTCAAGTGCTTTTGGGTTTTTATTCTGTAATGCGTTTTTGCGTATTTCTACAAGTTCGTCTCGTAGAGTTACTAACTCTCCGTACTCACCGCCCATATTAGCTAGTTTGTTTATCTCGCCTTGTATACCTCTTAAATCTTTTGTAAAAGCATCAAATGAAAACTTAGCATTACGAGCACTATCTATTTGACCTTTTATTAAATTAAGAGTACCTATAAGTTTTGTGTCAGGAAGTGCTCGTTCACTTTCTTTTTTCAATGCTCTGTCTAAAAGAGGAACTAAAGAAGAGTAATCAAAAGGTTTAGCATTCCCTTTGAAACCTGCCATTTTATAAGCGTCTTCAAATGCTTCATCGAATTTAGATCTATTTAATGCTTTAGCTGTTACTGCTGTATTGCGAATAGCTAAACCTGCTTCTTGAGGAGTGACTTTACCAGCTGTTAGATCTGTTAGTATGTTATCTGCCTGAGATGTAAGGTTAGTAATCTCTTCTTCAAAAGATCCTTTAAGCTGACTTATATCTGTTTGTACAACTGCCTGTATATCTTCACCTGCTTCTTTCTTTATATACTGACCAGCCATTGCGTCTGCTTGTTCCCTAGATATACCGAAATCATTAATTAAATTATCTACTATAACAGCTAGTTGTTGTTCTTGATCTCTGTATTTTTCAGATAAAAGTTTTCCCCATTTCCCAGGCTCGGCACTTCTATTTTTTAAATACTGCTCTAACGGTATGCCTTGAGTATCTACACCCCCCGCCATAAGAACTTGAGGACTAGTCATTGTTTTAGGGTCAATTAATCCTTCCGCATTAAGTTGATCCCAAGAGTTCATAAACGCAGATTGATCTAAAGTTGAAGATAAGCCACCTATTTGATTTATAGTTTTATATAACGAATAAGCACCAGCAGCACTACCGCTAAAAAGTGCAACCCAACCCGCATCTTTCATAGCTTGAGCATCTACGGGGTAGTTATCAGGTATGTATCCTTTTTCTTTTTGAGATTCTAAATTATATTTTCTCCATGCGTAATGACCGCCTGCTTCTGCTAATATTGAAGCTGGAACATTTTTAGTAAGAGCCATTGTACCGATCGCTGGTAATATTTCTGCTGCTAATGGAGTAGAGAACGCTTTGATATCTTCTAGATTCATTCCTGGAGGATTTACTGGTCTGACGGATCCTGTTACAGGATCGTTAAATATAAATTGATTGTCCATAGTCGGGTCAGTACGAACATTCCAGTCAAAATCTGGTGGGAAGTCTACACCTGCTTCTCTGTAATTATCTTGTAATATTCGAGTCACAGCATCTGGACCTTTTTCAGGATCTAATTTGATAGCGTCAGGTAAAAATGTTAAATCTCTTATAGCTCTACCAGGAGTTGGACCTTGTTCAAGATCTACACCTGTGTATTGAGATAAAGTCTCTGGATCAGCTAGTTGATAATTTTGTAAAGCTCTAGGATCATCTGCTAGTATTGCTCTATTAAAAGCATCTTGTTGAGCACCGATATTTTGACCACCGCGTGGACCAATAAACTGTCTTTGATAGCCATAATCACTCAAAATTTGTTGATTTATTGGATCAAATTTAGAACCTGTTCCTGATGAAGCACCTGTGAAGGGAACTATCTCAGGTTTAGCTTGATTAGCTAAATAATCGTCCAGTATTTGATCTACTATATTGTCTTGTGGACCAGCCACTACTGTGCTCCTAGTAATTTCATAACTTCTGGGTCTTTATCTTTTAGCTCTAATATATACTTTCTTAATAATTCATAACTTTGTCGATTGTTTTGTCTCAAACTTGCCATTCTTCCTAACGGTACTGAACTTTTTAAAACTTCTCTCATTAGTCCATCGACTGTTGTATTACCTACACCAGACGGTGCCATACCTGATTCTGGAACTACAAACTGTTCTCCTGTTGAACCCGTAGCTGTTCTCCCTGGACCTCTTCTATCTCGTAAACGTACCCTTCTTTCTTCTATTGATTCATACGGATTACCGTCTATTCTATTTCCTGGAGTTGGAATATACGTTTTATCTTTAGCGAAAATACCATTTTCTCTCCCGTAAGCATCCTCTAACACACCTATTGTGCCTGGTCCATCAGGGTTAGCTTTTCTGTACGGACTTCTGCTTACTTGTTGCTCTAGTTTATCCACATAGTCAACAGCGTAATACTCTAAGTTATCTATTATTCTAAAAAATTCTCTTTTGTCATTCGCACCTTCTCCAGCTTGTCTCAACCAGAGTATGATATCTCTATCCGATATGTCTCTTCCTTTTTGACCTTCTAACATAGCACTTGATAAAGCAAGTCTAAATATTAAATTTTCTGCTTCTACTTTATTTAATCCAGACTCTATTAAATACTGACCCATACCTGAGCTCATGGCTTCTTGAAATTCAGGACTGTCATAAATCATATTTTTAAAATTACCTTGATTCATTTTCACAGACGTACCTTGTACGATCTCTCCGTCTGCAGTTTTACTCTGGTAGAAATTAAAATTATTACCTTTAGTAAATAACTGCCCTAACTGGTCTGCAGTAGTGAGCACAGCTCTACCTAGTTTAACACCATCTCCTGCAAGACCGAAAAGTATGTCTGATCCTTGGTCTTCTGCGTACTTGTGTATGTCTTTCAAAGTGTCTATAGTTGAAAGGATTCTATCTCTATTCATAGTTGCAGCTTGGTATTGAGTATCAAAAACCTCTCTGGCTTTTCGAGCACCTTGTTGACCTGTTATACCGTATATTTGATCTGGAGTTCCATAAGCTATAGTCTGCCCACCTTGACCATCTGACATACTTAAGAAGGTTTGATTCGCTACAATGTATCGACCTGTGCCTGCTTTAGCTTGAGCTCTAATTTGACCCTCTGAAATAAAAGTAGTTATGTTATCCTTAGTGTCTGTTACTTCCATCATACGACCTGCTAACGAGATCTCTTTACCATCGTCTTGTGCTTGTCTAGCCTCCACAGTTGTCATCATTGCATCTTGCCCATCAACAGTGTATAATTTCATACCAGTTAATTCATTACCTTCTGTGATATTTGCAAATGTATCATTAGCCACGTACTGTTTAACCTGATCTTGTGTCATCATTGCAAGCGATTTTCTACCGTTTTTATCTGTTACGGTGTAGTTTTTTAAATTACCGTCTTCTGGTCTCCACTTACCGATTACTTTTACACCCAGTTGCGGGTTGTTTTGATAGAACGTTAAATCAAAATCTCTAAATGCTGCTGGTCTATTTAATACTTCTCCGTTTTGTTCTATTTTATATAATCCAACATCACCAGTTACCAACTTTTGAGCAAACTGTTTTTGTGTTTTTGCGTCTTCAAGCAATAAACTACTAGCAAGACCTTGCATAGCTTTAGCTTTGTTCATATCCATACTGGCTAATGCATCACGATATTCTTTTTTCTCTTTATTAGAACCTACCGCATATTGTAAAAATGCATTAGATAAAGCTGTGCCCCAACTGTCACCTTTTTCACCTGAGTTAATTAATGCTGCACCAGCGACTAGATACGGAAGAGCTTTATCAGGTTTCGGT